CACCATGCATGCGCGCCCACTGCACCGCCTTGTCCCAGGGGATGGCGCCGGCGGCGAAGTGGCCGGGCGGGCGACACGACTCGAGCTGTCGCCAGCACTCGAGCACGATCGTGTCGATCGGCAGGAGCGTCGGCTCCCCGTCAAGGCGCCTTTGCTCCTCGGCATTCGGCTTGCGCTTCTTGAGACGCAGCTGTCGAAGAACCGGCGCGGCCTTGCGCTCCCAGGCCAGCCACGCCGTTACCCTTCCCCCACCTTGCTCGCCTCGACGAGCTGCTCGCGGAAGTTGCCGTGGTTCTGCGCCCAGAGGATGTACGCGCTGACCTCTTCGCGATAGCCGGCTTCGTCGTCGAGCCAGCGTAGGAAGGCAAGCGCCTTGTCCGGTGTGCACGGCGCCGGCTGGCCATCCTCGGTTACATCCCAGCTGACAACGCAGCAACGCGCCAGTGTTGCGAGGTTCTCGGCGCGCGCGACCATGCGCTCTGCGTACTGATCGCCTGAAGCCTTTTGCGAAGGACGCTCGCGAAACGCGTCGTTGAAAACCTCGCGGGTCTCCAGCGTCAGCGGACGCGTCTCGATCGTGATAGTGCGCTGGCCGGGGAAGTGGAACGTGTACGGCGCCGTGTCCTTGCGGCGGAGCTTGGGGATGTCGAATGCCATGCCCCATCGTCGGGTCCGACCGGCGATCGGGTCGATTAGTAACCCCACGCCGCCGGCCGGTTTCGATACGGCACCAGTCCCGATCCCTCGGGGCACTGCCCTTGTGCGACCGCGGCGCGGGGCCAATTCAATGGAGCCCCTTGCGGGGGCGGGATTCTGGCGCGCCGTCCCGCGCAGCATGAACACTTAGGACGTGAGCCATCACCTCGCGTCCGGCAGCGCCAACCGTTATGCGAACGCCGAGTCGTCCGGCACGTGGCCGAAGATACACAGGACGCCGGCGGTGTTTGACTCCTCGTGGCCGAATGCCGGCGTATCGAACGTGAGCTTGACCTGCGTGTTCGCCTCGTAGCTCTTGTTGTCGTTGCGCATCGCGATGCGCGGCAGGCGCCAGGCGAACGCGAACTCTCCGTTGTTGATGCACGCATCGGCGCGCAGTTTGCGGTTCTCGCTCGCCGCCGCGGATTGGTCGTGGCTCGTGTAGTACGCCTCGACGCGGAGCATGTGCGAGAACTCGCCATAGATCAGATCGATCGCGCCCGGCGTGCCCTGGACTTCCTTCGCGGTCACGTTGTTGCCGATCGTCAGCGTCCACGTGTTGATCTCGGCGACGAGGTTGCCGCTGTTGTCCATGACGCGCACGAACTCCTCGTCGTTCGCCGTGTCGGCGAGCTCGACCGCGAGCGGCGCGTAGGCCTGCGCCGGTGAATCGCCCGGGTTCGTTCCGGCCCCGCCGACGCGACTGTCTGCGGCGATGCCGACCGTCGCGTCCGTGCCGACCATCGACAGCGTTGCCGTGATCTTGCTCTTGAGCGGCGCGGACAGCGCGAGCGTGTTGACGCCGAGTCCCTCGCAGTACGAGAAGCTCGTCGCGCCGGCATTCGCGCGGGGCTCCTCGAGCTCGCCGTAGAGCTTCTTCTCGGCGTAGCTCGAATGATCGATCGCGTAGTTCCGGTAGATCGACGAGGTGAAGATCTGGATCGTCTTGGTCGCGCCGTCGTCGGCGACGCCGGGCGTCCAGGTGCGGTCCTCGAGCGTGATGAGGTGATCCGCAACGCTCACGACCCACGCCCAGCCGTTGTAGGCGTTGGTTGCGAACCGCGTTCCCGCCGAGGCGCCGCCGATCTTGAGAAGCGAGCCGACCTGGATGCCGAGCGTCGTGAAGTCCAGGGTCGTCGAGATCAGGTTGCCATCCCCGTCGACCTCGATGTCACCGGCGGTTCCCTGGAATCCGATCACGTCGAGCGTGGCGTTCGCCGGTGCCGTTGCCTCGGCGACCAGCGTTGCCGTCGGCACCTTCACCGACGTCCCGGTCGACCCCGACGTGACGACGAACACGCTGTTGTTCGCGTCCTCCGCAAGGCCGCGCGTCTTGACCAGCGTTTGCGCCGGCAAGTCGCCGTTGGCCGCGACGGTGAAGCCGTCGGCCGAGCCGCCACCGTCCGTGACCGCGGTGACGCGAAAGAGGCGCTGGTCATTGCCGCCCGGATGCGCGCCGCTGCATCGCATCGCCGGCTCGGCGACGAGGTCCATGAAGTCCTTGTTGCAGTCGTGCGCGAAGGCCGGCGAGACGGTCCAGCCGACGACGGAGCCCAGCCGGGGCACCATGTTCTTGTCGTGGATGTTCCGCTCGACCGTCTGCAGCGTCCGCTTCCAGTTCTGGAGGCTGCCCTTGTCGATCTGGACCTGCGTCCAACCGGCCGTCGGATCGGTACCGAGCGTGGGCTGCGGTGCCAGACGCAGGGCAATGGACTCGCTGAGGACGTTCGCCATGTCGCTAGCGTCATGGGGCAGGCGCGATCGGGTCGATTTCGGTCGGCGCCGCTGGCAAATCGACCCGGTGCCGAGCTCGGCGCGACGCTGCAGGTATGGCGACGACTCTCTCCACTGCAGCGCGCAACGCGGCGTGTAACGCCGTCGTCGACCTCGTCGACGCAGGTTCGGGTGCCGGCAAGATCCGCATCAAGTCGGCAGGAGGCACCGTGATTGCCGAGGTGCCCTTCGCCGATCCGGCATTTGGCAACGCAAGCACTGGCGTCGCGACAGCCGGCAGCACGCCGCTCGCCGGCGCCGGCGTGGCGGCGGCCGGTGCTGGCACGAACGCCGCGACGTTCGACGTGACCGATTCGGACAACAACGTGATCTGGTCGGGCGCGGTCGGCAACGGTAGCGGCGAGCTCGACCTCGACAACATCAGCATCGCCGACGGCCAGGCGATTAGCATCTCGTCGTTCACTCATACGCAGCCGGCGTAGGTGACGCATGGCCGCGCCGTCGATTCGCGGCATCACGGCCGCCGCCATCACGAGCGGCGCGATCAACCAGCCATCGGAGACCTTGGTCGGTGACCTCGTCGTCTTCTTCTTGTGGTCGCAGGGCACGGCGATCCCGACGCACACGAAGAACGCAGACGCGAGTTACGTCGAGATTCGCTCGGCTGGGCACAACGACGGAACGACTGACGGACGGCTCAGCGTCGCGTATCGCATCGCCACGCAAGCTGGCGTGCAGTCGATCACGCCGTACACGGTCGGCAGCGCGACCGCGAATCAGATCGTGGGTGCGGCCATCGCGCTACGACCTGGCTTTGACGTGTCGTCGCTGCCGACCAACAATGGCAACGCTCTCACGACCAACGCCGTTCCGAACCCGCCGAGTGTCGCCTCGCTGACGGGTGACTTTCTCGTCATGACGATCGCGGCCTGGCATGTAACCACGGCGGGCTCGACGACCACGACGCAACCGACGAACTACGACGAGCGCATCGACGGCCCGTCTGGATCGCACGTCACGCACCTCGCGGTCGCCACACGGGCGCGGACGGGGCTCAGCAACGCGACCGAGGATCCGGGCGCATACGCGGACAACGTCACCCCGAACGGCTCCGTCGCGTTCACGATCGCGATCAAGGGGCTCGCGACGCGCACGGGCACAGGTGCAACCGCGGCAGGTGCAGAGACGAGCTCCGCGGCAGCTGCGGTAACCGCGGCCGGCGCGGGCACCACGGTGACGAGCGCGCAGACCAGCGCGGCCGCGGGCGCCGTCGAGAGCGAGGTCCTCGGTGATGGCGCGACCGTTGCGGCCGCGCATGTGAGCGCTGCTGTCGGCGCGGTGTCTACGGTTGGACAGAGCGCGACGACCGCGAGCGCACAACTCCAAGCGTCCGGCGGCGGCCCGGTTGTTGGCGGTGACGCAGCGACCTTGGCCGGCGCGCAGACGATGCAGGCGACGGCCGTCTCGATCGCCGGCGCAGCGGGCGCCACCTCGAGCTCGGCACAAGCGTCGGCAGCCGCTGGCACCGTGTCAACGAGCGGCGTCGGCGCTACGAGCGAGGCGCAAGTGACGGCGGGCGTCGGGGCGATCGCGCTCGCGGGATCGTCGTCGACCGCGGTGAGCGGGCAAGAAACGGATGCGGCGGGTGGCCTCGTAGTGGGCGCCGTGGCGGCCACCGCGGCGCGCGCGCGAGAGATGATCGCGATCGGTTACACGCGGGTCACCGGTACGGGGGCGACGGCGACGACCGCGCAAGAGAGCTCGGCCTCGAGCGAGACGCCTGCTCGCGATGGTGTCGCTGCCACCTCGGCCGCGTCACAGGCATCCGGTGCAGTAGGCTTCTGCGCGCTCGGTGCCGCCGGCCTGACGACATCGAGCGCTCATGCGTCGGACGCGATCGCCGCTGTCTCGACCGTCGGCGTGGGAGCGAGCATCTCCGGCGCACAGCCATGCGCGGCGGCGGGGTCGCTATCCATCGCCGGCACGGCCGCAACGTCCTGCGGATCGCAAACGTCGAACAGCGTCGGTGCTGTCGCGGTGCCAGGCGTGCCCGGCGGAATCATCTACGAGCTTTCGTCCTGCTGCGGGCGGCTCCTCGAGGTCGACCGGTACCACGGCACCATCGTCGAGCTCGCGAGCCATTGCGGACGCATCGAGCAAGGGAGCTGAACATGGCGCACGTTCTGTACAAGGGCATCGAGTGGCGTCGTCGCATCTGCGTGACCGACCGCGACGAGAGTGGCGTCGACACCGGCGTTCGTACGAACCTTACGGGCAAGGTGCTAAAGCTCGAGGTGCGCCGGCGAACGGGCGGCCCCGTCTTGATCGAGCTCACGAGCGGCGACGGAATCACACACCTCGATCAGGGCGCGGAAGGCACGCGAGGGATCGCGGACCTCGTGATCGCCGTCGAGGATCAGGCGGTCCTGGATGCACCGGCGCTCCACGTCCTGAACGTTCAGCTCGACGACCAGGTGATCACGCCGCCGCAGCACCTCGAGGTAGCGCTCCTCTAACGGACCTCGGTGTAGCGGAACGGAAGGACGACCACTGTCATCGCCCATCGCCCATCGCCCGGGCTCTCTTCCGTCCGTCCGGCGTAGATGCACAGGTCGTCGATCCGCTGGCCCTCGAGGACGGTCCGCGCGTCGCCGGCCAGCGTCGCGAGAAGTCCAACGCCCTGATCGATCGGCGCGAAGACCTGCACGAACACGTTGCCGCGGCGCTCGAACTTGCGGCTCGGCGCGCTGCCGTGGGTGACCTGATCGGACGCCGTGTGCTGTATCGAGACGCGAACCCAGGCTTCGAGCGCGCCGAGCTGGTCGGCGCCGAAGACCTCGTCGCGGAACGTGTAGGGGACGTGGTTCGGATCGCTCGGGTCGCCGGGGTGCAAGGCGGCCCAGCCCTCGGCGAAAAGCTGATAGGTCCCCTCGATGGCCTCACGCTCGGTCACGAGATCATCCTCATGCCTTCGCCCGCCTCGGGTCGATTCGTCGCGCGAGCGCGTTAGCGCCCTTGTTGAGCAAGCCAACGCCATCGACGCACGGCATGCGCGGGAAGGCGCGGCACACGGCGCAGCGGCGCGCATGGGCGAGGAACGGGCCGAGCTCGTCGCCGCGCTTCACCAGTCGTCACCCAGCGGGCTGTACGCGCTCGCGAGGTTCTCCGCCCCACCGGCACCCACCTCGGACTGAAACCGCGAGCGCGCCTCGGTGAGGTCGATGCGGCCCGCGTACTTCTGCTGCACGCGCTGCAGTCCGATGTCGATCGCTCGCTCGATGAACCCGGCCGGCTTCTTGGCGCTGTGGCCGTAGTTGAGCGCGCGGATGTACGGCACGTTGTTCGCGATCCACAGCGGATCGTTCGACAGCACGTAGGCGAGCACCGCCGCGACGCCTTGCGCGTGCGTCTCGTCGCCGGTCACCTCGCCCGTGAACGGCTGGCCGACGCTCGGCACCCAGTTGCGGCGCGCGTGGCCCGTGTCGACGGGTGTGCCCTTGCGCAGCTCCTTGTCGATCTCGAGCGCGAGCGCCTTCATCGCGCCGGCGATCTCCTTGCGCAGACGCTCGCCCACCGCGGCGGCCTGCTTGCCCATGGCGGGCTACTCCGTTGCGGGCGGTGCGGCCTGCGCGCGGCGCTTGCGCTGTTTCGGCGCGGTTGCTGCGACACGAGCGGCGGCGGGTGGCGGCTCCGACGACGGAACCACCTCGACGAGCCGTGTGCGAACGAGACCACCGAGCTCGACGTCGGGCAGCTCGTGACGGAACGCGTCCCCGGGCTCGTACTTCGTGCCCAGGTACGTGAACTCGCTGATGGCGCGAATCTGACGTTGCATGGTCGCTCCACAAGGTCTCGCACCACGGCGCGAGACCCAAGCAACGACCGAGCAACTAGGTCGCGAGGAAGTCGTACAGCCAGATACCGCAATCGGCCGATACGAGCTTCGGATCGGTTGCCATCTCGATCTCGTAGCGCTGCGACTTCTTGTCCTGGATCCACCAGCTCGAGACTGCAGTGCCGTAGGCGCTGACGAGCTCGTCCGCCTTCCAGTCGAAGAAGTAGAACGCGCTCGGCGTCATGATCGACGGCGAGTCGGGCGTGAACGTCAGGAGCACGGCGTCTTCCGCCGTGTCCATGAACGAGAGGACGTTCTCGTTCGCGTTGCCCTGCGCGTTGGCCGCGATGACCGCCTCGGCGACCTTGACCTCGCGAAGGCCGAGCCACTTCGCGATCTGCTCGCGCGTCACCTCGGCGGGGCCGCCCGGCGTCTGGCCAGCATTGATGCGGTTCACGACGTTCGGATGTTCC